TCCTCTCGACCACCACGGATACAACCTGTACGCGGGCATGGACCCCATCCTCAACGTCCGAGGAATGGAGGCGCTGGAACCGCGAGTCCCGATCGTCTCTCGGCCGCTGATCTCGTTCGAGCACGAACTTGCCGAGATCATGTCGTATTACGAGCGCACCGGGTTCCTTCTCGACGAGGAATACACCCAGGACCTGAAGATCCGACTTGCGCACGAACAGGAGATCGCTGAACTCAAGGCCGCCGGTTTCGGTCTTGAGAATGTGAACTCCACGGACCAGGTCGCGGATGCGTTCGAAGCCTTGGGCGTCCGGATCAAGGGTCGAACCCCGAGCGGCAAGCGCAAGGTCGATAAGGTGTTCCTGGCCGAGCAACTCGCGGCTCGGGGTATCGAGGCTGAGCTTGCCAGCGCGATCGTGGATGCCAAGAAGGCCCGCAAATGGCGCACCACGTGGGTTGAGTCGTTCCTCAACGGCATGGATGCCGATGGTCGGTGCCACGCCTCGATCAACCCGCTTCGAGCCCGTACAGCGCGAATGAGCATCACCGGAATTCCTGCTCAGACTCTGCCCTCGGGCGACTGGATGATCCGCCGATGCTTCATTGCGGACCCGGGGCACCGGATCGTGTCGGTCGACTACCAGGCCCAAGAGCTTCGGATCTTGGCCGCATTGTCCTGCGACGCGACGATGATCCAGGCCTTTGCCGAGGATGCCGACCTTCACTTGATGACCGCGCAGGCGGCCTGGGGTGATTGGGTCACGGACCTGGACCCGCAGCGCAAGTACGCCAAGGTCGTGAACTTCGGCCGAGTGTACGGCGGCGGAGCCAAGACCGTGTCCGAGCAGACCGGGCTTTCGTTCATGGAGGCCAAGCGCGTGGTCGAGGCGTTCGACAAGCGGTACCCGGGCGTCAAGAAGTTCTCGGATCGGCTTATGCGCGAAGCCCAGCAGAACGGGTACATCGTCACTCCTTCGGGCCGTGTGATGTACGTTGACCGGGACCGCGGGTACGCGGCCATGAACTACATGGTCCAGGGCACTGGACGGGACGTCACGGCTCGTGGTATCGTGAAGTTGCACAAGGCGGGGTTCACCCCGTACATGCGGCTCCCGATCCACGACGAGACCCTGAGCAGCCTCCCGGCTGAACAGGCGGTGTGGGGCGGGAACTGGATCAAGGAACTGATGTCAGAGACGATGGGCCCGGTGTTCATCGGCACAGATGCGGAAGTGGGCGCCCAGTCCTGGGGCTCACTCTACGGAGCGGAGGTATGATGGCGGTGGTGAAGGGGTCTTACGACCCACACGAGATCACGTTCGAAGACGAGGACGGAGCCCAGTTCCGGATCAGCAACGGCGGCGAAGAGCACTTCGTTCTCCGAACCGGATACGATGGCGCGTTCAGCGGGTACGTGGAATTGAACCGGGACGACATCAAGGCCCTGCGCGAGTTCCTCGGCAAGGAGGTGTGATGGCAATAATGGCCAAGCAGTTCCGGCGCGAGTACACGGATCAGGACGGCGATGTCCTGGTGGTGAGCGGATGGCCTGTGGTCTCGGGCATCGTGTTCGAGACCAGGCGCAAGGGCGAGAAGCACGGTGACCCGGTCGAACTATCCGACACGGAAGCCCGGGAACTCGCCCTGTTCATCCTGGGCCGGACCAAGTGAGTATGCACAAGGAATACGTCGATGGCGGGAACCGGGTCAAGTTCACCCGGTCCGCTGTTGACGGCCATGTTACGGTTCGGACCTGGGATGTTGAGAAGCAGGCTTGGACCGGGTACACGGTGATGGGGCCTGCCGAAGTACGAGACTTCGCCTGGTGGGCGGTCTACGGAGAGGAACGAGAATGAGCTACTTCAGTCCGGGTGACCGGATCATTTACACCGGCAGTATGTGGCCCCCTGGGACTATCGGAACAGTCCTCTACAGCCGGGGTGAAGATGCGTACCGGGTCAAGCTGGACGAGCCGTACAACACCTTCGAAGAGCTGACCATGCTGACCAAGAACATGTCCAAAGTCCTGAAGGCGAGCCCGCGAGTGGAAACCGTTCGAGCCCGGGTCCTGAACGAGGCCAAGCGGATCACGGCCACGGACCGCAACTCCTCGTACGGGGAGCCGGAAGACAACTTCCAGCGCATCGCAGACTTCTGGAACGTCTGGCTCCAGGGCAGGCTCAAGGACGGAACTGAGATCACGGCCGGAGACACGGCTGCGATGCAGATCATGGTCAAGGTGGCCCGGGAGATGAACGCCCCGAAGGAAGACAACAAGGTCGACATTGCTGGATACGCGGCGTGCTGGGCGGAGGTCGACGCCTGATGCCGTTCAGCTCGAACCGGACCTACGGAATTAAGGTCAGGCGCTCGAACGGGAACTGGGAGACGCACTGGTACGGGGTGGACCGCGACAAGCGGGACCGGGAACACAACCGGTACGCGAAGATGGATAGCGTTCTCGTGGTCAAGGACATCACCATGAAGGCTTAACAGGGGCCCCTTCGGGGGCCTCTTCCTTTTGTATCTAGTACAAGCCACGAGACCTCTCCCACCATGAACTAAGTTACCAGTGCTAGAGCAAGTCTGTCAAGTGTGGGCTGGGTCACAAACCCGGGGGTTGACACCGGCGGCTCCTCAGGCTAATCTTCTTATATCAGCAAGGAACAAGCCCCGGAGGACGAGATGCTCAACACCTGGAACGTTACCTACCAGATCGGTACTCACCCGGCCCGTGTTGCCAAGTGCCAGACCGATTCGGACACTCCAGCCACGGACGACAACTTCCGTCGCATGCTCGCCATTCGGAACGGGGTCACCAACGCCAAGATCCGGCTGATCAAGATCTCCAAGGCCTGAGTTCACCCGGACGGGGGTACCAACCCCGGGCCCCTGTCCGGTAGTCTTCTCTTATCAGCAAGAACGAAAGAGGAGTTCAGATGCCGAAGTCGAAGAAGTGTATCCGACAGTTCGATGAACACCAGGGCTACAAGAACACCGGGAAGAAGCGGGAAGAGAAGCTTCCCCACAAGACCGTGATCTGGGAAGTCTGGAAGTGCCAGTGTGGCGCTCGTACCCAGCTGATGCGACCGAAGAACAAGTAGCCCCCTGAGGCCAGGGGCTTACCGTTCCTGGCCTCAGGCTGGAGTCACACCTAGGGAAAGGAAGACGATGGCAACCGTGGACAGGCCCCGATTCGGGGTTGAGGTCACGTACACCAACGGGATCACCACGACGATCTGGTTCAGCGTCGAGAAGGCCCGGGACAAGAAGCACGCGCAACTTCAGCGTGACAAGGCTGTGCGCCGGGCCAAGCGGGTGAGCCGCTGATGCCGAAGAACCGTTGGGGGCTCAAGACCAAGTTTGAGGGTGGCAAGGCTGAGACCGTGTGGTTCACCCGGGAAGTTGACCGAAACCGCGCCTACGATCAACTGGGCAGCCGTAAAGGCCTGGTCTACCGCCGGAAGGTGCAGCGCTGATGTTCGGGAAGACGACGGAGTGGGGCTACCGCACCAACAAGTCTGTGGAGGTGTGGTGCGGTAGCAAGGGCGAGGCCCTGCGCAAGATCAAGCGAATCAACAACAAGACTGGCCGGACCGGGATCGAAGCGAAGCTGATCCAGCGCACGGTCAAGAACACGATCACCCGGGGCGGCATCAAGAAGCCGATCGAACGGATGCCCAAGGACCCGTGCTCCGGCGGCAAATGCAACAAGCGCGGGAGCATTTGCAAGAAGCACTTCAAAAAGAAGGGCACGGAGGCGGAGTGGAGCCTCTACACCCAAGACGGCCGGAACCGGAACAACCTGCGGTGGGATGAGGAAGGCCACCGTTGGGGCTAAGGGGTTGCGTAGGTCTTCGGGCCTGTGCTACTCTTAGGTGACGACGTCGAGAGGAGCCCCAATGCCGAAGTTCATCCCCGACCCAAGGGCCGCGTACGACAAGTACCCGCACGAAACTGAGATCGGGTGCCTGAACCGAAAGCACCGCCAGATCGTGAACTTCAAGATTCTCCGTGGCCGGAAGAACGCCAAGTGCCCGGTCTGCGGCCGTCGAGCAGGGAAGAAGTGATGGGCACCCGAATCGAAGACCAGGACGAGTTCGCGGAACGTCGCAAGAAGTATCCGGCCACGAAGGTCAAGTGCACGCACCCGGTCCACCGTGAGCCGGTGGAGTTCTTGATCCCAGCCGGGAACAAGACTGCCCGGTGCCCGAGTTGTGGTCTTCGGGCCCAGCGCAAGCAGTAGGGGTTGCGCCCAGGGTCTAGCTCATGCTAGGCTCTGGGTACTCCGAGAGAGGAACCAGATGGCCAAGCCCGAGAAGATCATGAAGAAGTGCAAGCTGTGCGGCGGGCGAGGAACGCTTCCGCCGGAACTGGCGAAGGCGCTGCCCAAGCCTCCGGCTCCAGGTAAGAAGATCAAGTGTCCGCGATGCAGCGGTAAGGGCTTCGAGTTCGGGAAGCCGAAGAGCTAGCCGGTCCAGGAGCCGCAGCACCCGACCCCGTGGACCCGCGCTGCCAGGAACGTCATGGACGCGAACGGGAATGTGGTGTTCCGAATCTTGGATCGGGACGCGTACAGGAATGTCTCGGTCCCGATGGACCAGGCCTACGAGCTGGCCCGAATCGTGGCTGAGGCCGTGAACGAAAAGTTCGCCACGAAGGCGCAGGACTCGCCCAGCCCTTTCTGAGGAAGCCCGTTCGCAAGCCTGACCCGAACTTCCAAGAGATCACGGAAGTCGTAAACAGGTTCGTGAGCGCGGCTCGTAGGGAGGGCCGGTGGTAGGGTTCCGGCACAAACTCCGGTGGACTCAGCAGCCTGACGGTAGATGGGCAGCGCAGTGCTCGTGCGGAAAATGGGCTGGGCTTGGTAAGTCCAAGGTCTACGTACGAAGCCAGTGGGACGAGAAGCACATCGAACCTCTGAACCCGAAATAGGAGATAGCCCCCGACCGCTCCGTGAGGAGTAGCCGGGGGCTTGTCTTCGTATCAGACTTCGGTGTTCTTGGGTGCGACCACGGTTCCGATCACGGTCAGGAGACCGGTCAGGGAAGCCGCCCACGCAACGTCGATGCCCGGGATCAATACCGTGACACCTACGCCCAGGATCGCTGCCACAAGGGCACCGATCGCCTTAGCGTACTTCATTCTTGTTCTCCGATCACTTGGTGGTGAGCGCCGCGATTACGGCGTCAAGCTTCTCGTTGGTCTGCTCAGCCTTGGACTGAAGGTCCAGGAGCGAGCCCGTCTGCTGTGCCGACTCGTCACCGAAGTTACGGCCATCGGCGAAACGGACTCCGAAGAGAACCTCCTTCAGAGCTTCAACGAAAGCGTCCTTTACCTCTGCCTTGGTTGCCACGTCCAGCCAATCTGTAGATGGGTTCAGAGCTACGGCTACCCGCGCCCTGAAATCGTTCATGTTGAAATTGGGATCGACCTTGCGGCCGACCGGCGCGCAGATCTCCTTGTGCCCGAGGACCCGGCTGACCGGGAGTCCGAACGCACGGATCAGAGCTGCGCACAGCTTGGCGAACGCGACCATCTGAACCTCAGGCCAAACAGCGGTTCCTGTAGCCTCGGCCTCAATGCCGATGGCGTGAGCGTTGCCCTGCCACGACTGAAGTACGGACCCGGTGTGCCAGCACTGGCCAGCGGCCACCACGTACACGACACCGGACCTGGACAGTAGGAAGTGGGCCAGAGGCCCAGCCAGATCCGCGCGCCCGTTCTGGACCACCTGAAGCGATGGCGCATCCCCGGTAGCGGATCCTGCGGTGTGGTGCGCGACGACGGCCTGAACATCGACCATCGCACCGTGCCCCCGGGTCTTCCAGCCCGGCTGCTCGACTACGGTCAGACCTGCCGACCTGGCAACATCGGCCAGGTTCGTTAGGTACGGCATTACTTTCCTCCTAGTAGGGGCTGACGGCACCCGGTCAAATTGATCGGGAACGAAGTCCCATCGGACAGAGTCACGGTCCCGGTACATGAATCCATGTCTAGCGCCACGTCGGTGATCCTCGGAGCGGGATCCCCCTTGTCACCCTTGGCACCGGTAGATCCGGGCTCGCCCTGCGGGCCACCAGGGCCCGGTTCCCCAATTTCACCCTTCTGGCCCTGAGTTCCGTCCTGACCGTTTGAACCGGGCTGTCCGGTGTCACCTACCGAACCCTGGGTTCCCGTGTCTCCACGGGCCCCCTGGAGGCCTTGAACGCCCTGAATACCCTGAGGTCCCATCTGGCCCTGTTCTCCACGCTCGCCCTTGGCCCCGCTGACCGGCGGCTGGGAGTCCAGGTTCGCGGCCTTGGCGCACAGAGCTGGGTTCTTCTCGTAGAAGTCCAGATGCTTAGCGCACTCAGCCTGAAGCTGGGCTGCCAAGTCCTGGCCCTGGTTCGCGAGTGCATCGGAGTCTTGCTTCTGGCGCAGGTTGTACCAAGTGCCGATACCGATGTACAGAACAACCACGATGAGAATTCCGAAAGTGATTCGAGCCAGCAGAGAACTGGTCCGAACTAGCTGTGGATCCAAATCCGGATTAGCCCTGTTGCGCATCCGGACCTCCTCTTACTAGCTTCTCCATTGCCAAGCGGTGAGCCGTTTCCTCGGCTGTGCGTCGAGCGCTACGCTCCGCGTCCATCTCATTCCTGAGACTTCGAATTTCTTCCTTGAGACCCGCGATCTCCTCGCGGAGATCCTTGAGTTCACGGGCTCGGTTAACGCGAAGCTCTTCAAG